AGCCTTGCCTCCCGATAGTTTGAATAGGTGTTGTCCCCGGGTATGCCGAGGAGCTGTGCAGGCACGCCGAAGGCGAGCGCAACGTCGCGAGCCGATGAGAACTTAGTCTCAAGTGCGCCCATATCGTTAGGGGAGAAGCCCATCTGCTGCCACGACAGGCCGTTCTCTAGGAGCATTGGCCGCCCTGCGTTCGCAGCGCCTGAATACTGATCCTCAATCTGTGCCTTCAGCCGCGAGAACTGCTCGTCGCCGAGGACGCTGCCCTCTTTGGCAACCAGTGCGCCGGATGGTCTGGCACTGTTCTGTAGGAGCGCCTGCATCCACTTCATGCTCTCGTTGTGCTGGTCGATCGCGAAGGCTCCAGCCTCGACAGGGCTCATACCGTAGTAATCATCGAGAGGGTTGAACGTCTTCAGGTGCAGGATGTCGCCCTTGCCTGTAAGGGGGTCGACGTCCCACCTCACTTGCTTGCCGTTGTGCTTGTAGACGTAAGAGGCGACGAGGCCCTCTGCATCTGGCACGACCTTCATGCGATCGGCTCGGGGAACGTGCAGCTCGACGGGTCGACCGCCTTCGCCTGTCACCTGCTCTGCGTATGAGTTGCCCGCGATCATCAGATAGCCAATCACGGCCCTGATGTATTCGCCGCCTGCTTGCTGTGCGTTCGGCTTCTTCCACAGCTCCTTGAGAGGGTGAGGCCCCTCGACCGGCTTGTCGTCCTTCCAGACGTCGAAGTCTATGGTCGCGATCGCATCCCCGATCCGGTTGATGGATTGGTAGGCGACGACGTTATAGCTGTACGCCTCCTTTGCGAACGACGTGTAGTTCCTCGGCGTCCACTTCGGCTGCCCGGGGTTCATCACTAGGAGCCTGCTGGTCTCTGATGCTTTGCGTAGAAAGTCGAACATGCCCATCTCATAGGCTCCTGATTGAAGGCGCACCTTGCGCCCGGATCAACGGCGCGGCTGCGTAGCGTGCGGCGTCCATCCAATGATTGTCCTTGTCCTCAACGGCAGGCATAACGTCGCCTGCTTTGTTTGTCTTGTACGAATAGCGCTTACACTCCTTGAGGAATGGCTGCGCTGTTGTGGGGTGAACGACGATCTCGTCGAAGCTCCTGAGCCATGCGATCCCGTCTTCGATACTTCCCGGCCACTTCTTAGCCGCTGAGTAAGTCCCTGCTCCGTGTTTGTTGAGGTATGAGATGCTCTCTGGTCGTGCGTTGTCGCACCTGATCGGGTATCTGTCCCAATCCGGCACGCGGTCGATCATGTATTGCTCGGTTATGTCTATGTCGAGGGCTATGGTGCCGACGGCGTGCTCAACGTAGAGCGACTTGCCCCATATCCACAGCCTGATTGCTGCACTCGGGTCATTAGCGAAGCCGAAGTCGAGGCCCTGATAAGGCCCGTCCCAATGTGGTTGAGCCTCGAACGCCTCGGCCCTGTATAGGCCCTTGAGGATGTTGGCGTCGGAGATCGTGCGGTATGAGCCGCCCCAAACCCATGCGGCCTTCTCCGGGTCTCTGCGATACAGATCGGAGCGTTCGTTGCGTAGGACGTCAGGCAGCCAAGGATTATCGTTCGAGCTGCACTCGATCAGGATTGCCCCAGATACCGGGTTCGGCCCTCGGAACATCTGGTCGACCGGGTCTTCGGGGAACTCGGGGTTCCATGTGAATATGAGCTCCGACTTGGCGGCCCGGATCGTCGGGGTCAGTAGGTCGATCGCATACTGAGAGGCGGTGTGCGCCTCCTCCCACCATGCGAGATGGTAGCCTTCGAGCGACTTGATGTTCGCAGCGTTGAACTGCTGCATACCCTTGAACTCTATCCGCCCACCATTGCGGCTCTCGATATGGCTCTTCAGGATGCGGAAGTCGTCTTGCAATCCGTGTGAGTAGATGCGGCTCTCGATCAGTGCCTTCGAGGATTGATCGAGGGAGAGCTGCACCTCACGAACACAGAGGCACTTCCAGCCCTCTAGCGCTTTGGCGACGGTGTAGTCGGCTGCGAAATACGACTTTGTGCCACCTCTGCCACCATAGAGCGCCTTGTATCTGGACGGCGTAAGGGCTGGCACCATCTTCTCGGCGACCTCGATCGGCAGCTCCGAGCTCTTCCTGATCGTGCCTTGATAGCTCACTCCTCGACCTCTTTCGCCTTGATTACTTTCCAAGCGATCGACTTGAGAGAGCCGTCAGAGCTGGTGATGTCGAGGTCGTTGGTCTCACGCCACCTTGCCCGGGTCTTCAACCAGAAGATCGCAGCGGTGACCGTTGGCCCGCTAATCTCGGGGTCGGTTGCTTTGTTGAACAGTGTCCTCGCCACCTTGGCGTTGGCTTCAGTGAGGCCGAGGTCGAGCTCGGCCCGGTAATACTTTACCAGCGTTGCATGGTTTATCTTTAGCGATTTGGCAATATCACGTTGGTTTACGCCAAAGGAGGCGAGCTCTGAGACCTTCTCCCGTGTCAAGTCTGTCGGTATGTGAGCTGGATGCGCCATGCTGTCCCTCTGAGTTGTGGCAGAATATGCCGAGATCGGCGCAAATTACAAGGTTGACGTCGTCTGTCCGTAGGTCGCGTCGTATAGCGCCTTTGCCTCGACGACAGCGTCTTCGACGTGAAGGAGCGGGTTCCGCATACCGCACAGGCTGTGCTTTGCGTCCCAGACTGCGCACCTGTCCCCAATGCAGTAGGCGATCTCGATCGACGATCCTATGACCTCGACGACGTTGGTCTCGGTGTTGATACGTTGGTAGGTTGTCCGGTTCTTTGCCACCTTCGACCCTGTCTGCGTTCCGTCGGGCTTGAGCGCCACCATCTGCGACCGGGTAAAGGGGCACCACTTCGGCGTGCCTTCTGGGGCAGGCTCGATCTTGGGCTGTATGAGAACAGGGGCGACCTCTGCGATCCCGCTCCGCAGCCACAAGGGCAGGTAGAGCGTGTCGATTATGCGCTGCTTTAGTTGGGCGAAGGTCATGGGTTCCACCTATAGCCTGCTGAGTAAATCGTGTATATTTGCCGGAAGTCCCGATCGACCGCCTCAAACTTGCGTCGAATGCGCTTTATGTGGCTGTCGACCAGACGATCGCTGTCTCCGTCCGGTATAAAAGCGCTCATCAGGAAGTCGCGGTCGTATAGCTGATCTGGACGCTTGGCTAAGGTGCTGGTTAGCTTCAGCTCCATATGGGACAGGGGAACAGCTCGGCCCCTCCAAGTGCAGCGACCAGACAGGAGGCTCGCCTCTAGTGGACCGCATGAGATCACGTCGTCCACCTGCTCGGGTAGCAGGCTCTGTGATGCTCTGAGGAGGGCGTCTAGCTCGTCCTTGAACGAGCGAGTGAAGTTATGGTGAGACGCCCGAAGGCGTCTCCAATCGTGTTGTAGCTGCATCATCACAGCGTCGAGCTCGTACTGCTCTTCTCGGGCGCCCTCTTCCTCGATCATGCCGCTGTCATCTTGAGGACGGCGTAGACGATCGCCCCAATGAACAGCGCACCAACGACGACGACCGGGCCAAGGGCGAGTAGCGCCTCGCTCTTGGTCTCATACATTCCCGGCTTGCGATCAGTCACTGCGTTGCGCCTTACCCGATTTGTGCCCCGGGTTGCCGCGCTCGTTCTCGGCACGGTTGCGGTTCAGTGATCGACCCGGTGCCTGATCGTCGCCGTTCCCCAAGCCGTTGTCTCGGTGCTCACGCTTCGCAGGAGGCTCGTGGGGCGGCTCTGGCGGTTCCTTTGGGGGGTTGTGCCCCGGCGGCTCTTTGGGCGGCTCTGGCGGCTTGTGAGGAGGATCGACCGGATCGTGCGGGTCGTCGACCGTGTTGGGCGGCTTGATGTAAGTCTGTCTGCACTCCATAGGCACCTCTGCCGTTCCGTACTTGTCCCACTCGATCGCCTCACGATCACAGAGCGGTTCCGGCTGTGTGCAGCCTGCCAATATGAGCGCTGAAATCAGGGCTCCACTTTTTATAAAGTTGGTGTTTCTCATCGGTACATCTCCCATGTTGCAATAAGCGCTGCTTCGGCAATCCCTTCGTTCGCCTTCACCGACCATAGCTCATTGACCCCAAAGATCAACCTCGCTTTGTCGAGGCTTGCCTGCTTGTCCGAGCTTAGGTTGAGGGCACGCTTCCAGACGCTCGGCGTCACCAGCGTGACAGGGCAGCCGATCGTTACAGCCCAGCACTCAACGGCACCGCAGGCCCTCCCGAAGTTGAAGGTCGACTGCAAGCCCTGCCTCGGCATGGAGTTAGGGGCTTCGATCGTGACGTGCTCGATCTCAAAGTCAGCCGCCCAGTTGTCGAGGGCGTTGCCGTCGATCAGCTTACGGTTCCCCGACTTGAAGATCGGCGTCCTGATGCCGCTGATGAACTTGCCGTCTGGCGTGAGGGCTGCAAGCCCGCCGGTGAAGCCCGGGTCGCAGCCTATCCGAGCCTTGCGCCGGTCGTCGCTCGCCTTTAGGTGTTTAGGTGTCATGCGGTCTAGTCCTCCCACTGGATTGCGTGATTGGCCGGGTCGAGCTTTGTTGCATGGGCTCCCCGGCCTTTCTTACCCCACCCATATCAAATTATCCTGCGCTCGGGTGATCGCCGTGTAAAGCCACTTGACCCCGTCCGACCCTCTCGGCTTGTTGTTGCCCTTGAGGTAAACCGTCGGCCATTCGCTGCCCTGTGCCTTGTGCACCGTCATTGCGTAGCCATAGGACGCCATTGCGAAGTTGTGCCTCGTGTCCTCTGGCAAGGCTTCGTAGGCTTGCCCGACGTTCGACGCATCAAGAACCGGCTCGTAAAGCGTGATCTCGTCGGCGAAGTCTGACCCATCAATCAAAGCACTGACGTTGTGCGCTCCGTTGAGGCTCTCGACCACGTCCTCGATCACCGCCGTCGATCCGTTGTGCCACCTATCTGCGTGGTCTCTGCCGTAGAACAGCAAAACATCTTGCTCGGCAGGTGTCGGCGTGTGGTCTCCCATTGACGCCCGGGTCATGCGGTTCGCCTTCACCCGGTCCAGATTGGTAAAGCACAGATACTGAGCTTCTCCGTGCCAGATCGCAGAGAGCGCCTCACGATCGCGCTTGAGCTTTGCCCCGTCGATCTGCTCGATGCCAAACTCGTCAAGCCACTCAGGGCTGAACTTCGCGGTCGTCCTGATCCGGGTCGCCAGATCAAGAACCGGGTTGCCCTGTGCTTGCCGGTGAATATCGGTAAGCACGAGATCGAAGACGCCCCCGAAGATCGGCGTGTCGTTCACCGGAGGAAGCTGCGCCGGATCACCGACGAGGACGACGTCAGCGTATTCGAGCGCGTAGCTCCCGACGTCCCATGTCCTTTGCCCGATCATCGAGGCTTCATCAACCACGACCCTCGCCCCATGCCGGAGACGCTCTGCGGGCTCGAAGCCCACGAGCTTGCCTGTGTTGTCGATCACCGGCTTCTGCGTGATCTTGTGAAACGTCCTCACATCCGTGTGCCTCGGCATCTTCGACCGCATCACCATCGCGGCCTTGTTGGTCGGTGCTGCAAAGATGATCGTCGGGTCGCGTCTCGCTGCTTCAGCCAAGACCGTCGTCTTCCCTGTCCCTGCGAACCCACCGATCTGCGTGCCGCTTCGACCGGCAAGCACCAAGTCGAGGGCTCTCGTCTGCTGTGGTGTCAATTCCATCCCATTCTCTCCCGTGGTTGGATCGCGACGATTGCACGGCGATCGGCGCGTATAAATATCTTTTGCATGGGGACGTCGCGCTGTTGGCGACGTCCCCCTCTGTAAGAGGGGCAGCTAGTCCCGCACTCCCGCAAAACGGATAACCCCTTGAACTTGTTGAACAAAAGCCTGCGGCACCAGCCTACAAAAATGTCCCGCGCTACTACCGCAGTGCCGCAAGTCCGATCGTTGTATTTCAACGACTTAGCTGAAAAAAGGCGCGGCACTATGCGGCACCTGAAGTGGGTTTAGTCCCGCATTTTGGGGTCTGGGTGCCGCTAGGTGCCGCACCTTTTTTCGGCTGCTTCTTGAGCTCTCCGATCTGTGCTTTCAGGTCAAATAGCCCGTCATTTAGCACGACATAAGCAGGGGCTGGGTGACGGTCTGAAGGCTTGTTTCTGTCCTCCCAGATCATATAACTCTCTTCGATCAGCTTCGAGAAATAGGCCCGGATCAAGGTGCGATTGTGGTTCTCTTCGTTCGACCGTTTTGTCTGAGAGCTCTCCTCTCCAATAGGCAGCCCGAGCGCCTGCGCCACTCCGTAACCGGCCCAATGTGCGTTCTGTTCGTTGCGGAATATGTACCCCGCACCTGTGTCGTCATAGAGCTCATGCTGCGCGTTTACGATGTGCATGATCGAGATCAGCTTCTCCGCTAGAGCGAGCTGCATGTCCCCGTTTGGGGACCACGGGACGACGACACCGACGTCGTCGCCTGCGATATAGATCGCGTCCCCGTTCCCGATATTCACCGAGACCTTCTCGATGTACCTCTTGCCGCCGAGGTGCCGTGCACTGGCGTTCGCCTTGGCCTCGACGATCTCCGCGTAGTCGTAAACATTTGTCACCCTGTACGCCGACGCCTCTGCTGCGCTCATCTGCCTAAGTGCAAGCGTTACCCGGGAAGCATTGACCCATGCCGTCGCGCCTCTGGCCGCGTCCGCTGCGTCCCCTTTGCTGTCGTCCCGAAGCGCCCCTTTACTGACGTGATGGACGAGGACGATCGCCGCGTCTGCCTGAGACGCTACCTTCTTGAACGCCTCTGTCACGATCGTCGCGTCTGTGTTGCTGTTCTCATCAGTCTGATGAACGCTTACGAGAGGATCAAACGACGCAACCTCGATCTTATGTTCTCGCATGTACTCGATCAGGTAGTCGACGTCTGTCGAGTTAATCTCGGTCCTGCGGTCGCCCTGCTGATCTTTTACCTCTCGCACCATGTTCAGAGGAAGGTCGTCGTGCGTCACGACATGCAGCCGATCGCCTATGTCTTTTGGTGTCAGCTTGTAGTGCTTCATCGCCGCCATAATTCGGCGGTCGATCTCGGTCCTGCCGTCCTCGCCAGACCACAGCATCACCTTTCGCGTGCCGTATGTCTCACGCCCAAGAAGCGACTTACCTGTCGCCATCGCAAGCGACATGACCAGCACCGTCGACGACTTACCGACCCCGCCCGGTGCCGCGACCATAGTTACCTCTCCCTTGAGCGCGTCCGTTCCATGAACCCACTGTCGCGGTGGGATGGTAGCGATCCTAGAGAAATCATAGAGGAAGTCG